GGAGAGAGGGTTCTTCACTGAAGAGTTCATCTGGGACGCAATAGGGAGATAGGCATCGCAGAAGGAAGGGTCAGTAGGGTCGGGAGAAGTGCCGGACTGTGTAGCCTTCACATAGATTATCAGTAGGTCGGGAATCTGGGGAAGAGTGATTGTCTGAGACTGGAGTTGCGAGACGAAGCCGTTGGGACTGCCGTAGGCATTGATAGAGCCGTTCTGAGACTGTGTGATATAACGAGGGAACTCCATATAAGGCACAACACTCTTGGGAGGAAGAGGCACATCCAGAGAAGGAGTGAGGAACTGAACATTCAGTGCGGGATTAGCCCAGACACCACCAGACGCACCATTGTTGAAGACTACAGCACTGATTACATTGTTAGTGCCTTGGTTGCCGAGGGTCTTGAGGACACGGAGAGAGCCACTCGCACCCGTGGATTTGAAGTTCATCACTAACTGAATGTTGTTGATGCCGAAGAGACCCGTGTCGGACTCTTGGTCGTCAGCAAAGACGAAGGGAGAGAGAACCAGTTTCTCCGTGCTTGTAATGGAGAAGTAGAGTGTCTGAGCACCCAGATTACCCGTAGCCCAAGTGGGAACACCGCTCACCATATCGTAGGTCGCACCGGGGTAAGCCGGAGAGGCCGTGCCTACGAGAACAGTGCCGGTAGGGTCTGTGAAGTTGAAGCCGAGGAAAGCACCGTTAGGCACTACATCGTCATTCACCGCATCCGCATAGCCACTGAGAGGGTTATTCACTGAACCAGTCGCAAGGTAGTTGGACTGATACTTATCCAACATTGTCGGGCAAGTTCTCTGGAGCAAGTTCTTCTTGTAGTCAGTTAGGCGAAGCACCTCAAGCAGAACATCTTGGGAGTTAATCACTGCCGTAGTGTCGTTAATCGTGGCCGTCATCGTCTGACAGAGATAGTTGAGAGGGAAAGAGGACACGGCAAAGTCAAGACCGGGGACTACGATAGGGTCTCCAACCGTAGGGGGAGTAGCCGGAGGAGTAACTGTCATCTGGAAACGGCCAGTCGCAGACCAACGCAAAGCCCTATCAACGAACACATTCTCAGAAGGAACATACACATTAAAGGTCATCTGTGAGGCAGTCGCAGCGATTGCGTTAAAAGGAGCGTTAGTAAGGGACAGAGCACCTTTCTCAACGGCGTAGCGGGGGCGACTCTGAACGATGCGGTCGTCAAACACGGCTTCCTTCTGGATGTCAGCACTCATCTTATATTATACCGGGACAAATAAAAAACGGGCAGACATTGTTGCTCGTTTTTGAGTTGTTAAGGGAAGGGTGGTTAGTATGAACTACGCTCAGACTTAGCGGAATACTCCTTCTTGCGAAACATAATCTTAATGGAAACGCTGGAGAGATTAAACATAGAAACCGGGTAGAGTTGATTATCCAGACGATTTCTCCAGAAGACTTGAACATCAATATTGCGGATGTCAAACTTAGAGTTCTGGAAGTCGCACATTCTATACTCTGCCGAAGGGGCGTAGTAAATCATCTTTCTATAACCGGCTGGGTCTGCTGACAAATCCAGAGCCACATCCGTAATCGTAGGTGTGAAGGCTGACTTACTCGTCGCCGCCGATATACCAGTGTTCTTAGAGCCGAGGACATTTGGAGGAGCAGTGGCCTCATTCAGAACCGGGAGTAAGGCTGAGGTAAAAACAATAGAGTCAATCGGAGACCAGAGAGTGCTTGTGGATAGAAGGTTCTGTGTCATCTTCAGCCAGTTTCCAACATACGCCGGGGCTACATTAGGAACTGGTAGAGAAGCATTCGTAATCGTATTAAGAGCAAGAAGAGTGCCTCCAATGGGATACGCAAGGATGGCGTTCGCATATCCATCTGGAACGGGGATGGGTGTCGGAGGAGCATACGGCCAAGGAATACCTATGCCGTCATTGTAGTATTGGTTAGGGAAGTTAGAGAAGAGACCCTCCATATTCACATTGAAGTATAACTGGAATGAGGGGGGTGTTCCAGACGCATAGGAGTTATACACTGTCGGGACATAGAGAGAGAATAGAAGTGTCGTAGGGTCATACACCATCTGAGGGGAAGGATATGCTTGTTTCCAGAGAGCAAAAGTCGCATACGCCGTAGCACCAGCCGGAGCGGGATTGACTCCAACAAAGGGAGCGGTGTTTGAGTAGGTCTGCCAGACGGCTAAGTTCGCATTGTCAAGAGCCTCATTTACGAGGGTCAGCCACCAGTCGTAGGTATAGACCCAGTAATACTTTGAGGATAAGTTCTGAGGGCGACCGAGTTCAGCCGAGGTCTTCGTCCAGTAAAGGGCGTTCGTAGGGGCGGGTGTCGGAGGAACAGTAATCACTGGATTTAACTGAACTCCGGCATTATTGAATATCGGACCGTTGTAAGAGTAGTATGTATCATCGGGAGTGTAATACACAATATTACCGGGGACATACAGATTTGTATTTACGAACACGCCTACATAGTTAGGAGATGCTGGAGGGAGAGGGACTGGGGCTAAAATAGGATTGACTGTCTCGGGCTGGTAGATTACATAAGTAAGCGGAGGAGCACAAGCCCAGTTCGTAGGGGTCGTGCCTATCTGGCTGAGATTTGCCGTAATACCCACACCATACTCTGTTAGATTAGGGTCTGTCTGACCCGTAGCAGACTGTATCTGAGGAATGAAGAGAGGTAAGTCCTTATTGCCTCCATCCATCACGAAACGAATAATAGAAAACTGATATCTACTCGCATCACGGATAAGGGGCGTATCACGGGTCTCGTTGAACCGGATAGGAGGGTCAAGTCTTGCTTGGCCGTTCTTCGTGTCGTCAGTCGTGTTATTGACGATAGTTGCGTTATAGTAGAGAATATCGGGGTCTCTTGAGTCGCCGATTGCTTCTACACTACTGCTCTGACTAAACCGAGCCATCATTCTATATACTCACGAGGAATATTATTTACCTTCCTATCTTCGGTGCGGTTAGTGCCGATACAAAGTCATCGGGAGACATACCACTTGCGTCCATAACCGCCTTGTATTTTGTAAGCGTATCCGGGGCATACAAACACCGAACTACAGAGTGCCTACCACAAGTATTGACATTCGCCTTGTCCTTCTGGAAAGGATACTGGTTGTAGATGACCTTCTGACCGGAAGCCTTGAGTAAGTTCGTGAGGTAAGGCTCTGCTTCTCCGTAGGCTTCCTTCTCTTCTTGCGGAACATTCTGGAGTGCCTTCTCCGGAGGTTCTCCATAGGGGTCAAAATACTCAATCCCGTCCTTCTTCCTCAGCATACATATCCAATGACCCGATGTCTCACTCTGAGTCAGATATAACATAATACAACGCCCCTTACTATCAAAGCACTCATCAATAGAACTCATATTAGCCAAGTCCGGGTATGTAATAATCTTAATATCTTTACCGAGGATGCGTCTTATATCACTATCTGACAATGGAGTATCCTTAATGCGTCCTAAGCCTTGTTTAGACATTCTATATATAGGGTATAGATAGAATGAGTGAGTGGGGCAATCCGCTAAAGAAGAAGCAACCAAAGGCTGAGAAACCTCCTAAGGAAGTCAAAGAAAAGGTGCTTCCTAAGTTCAAACCAGAAAAACTTACCCTAACAAAATCGGAGGCAAGGAAGATACTGAACCACTCTCCAACTCTTCAGCAGACGGCTTGGACTCAGCGGTGGATGGAGCAAGTGATACGGGAGCGGACACTACCGCCAAGCCTCGCTGGGGCAGATGCCTACGGACAGATGATGCTTTTCTTAAATCCGGAGGACGCTCTGGCTCTTTTGGAGCAGATACGGTCTGACTTTGCGAAGACACTTCCTCTGGAGGCGAAGAAGGCTGATGAGTTTGAGTTTCTCCGGGGACTGGGGGAGTTGGAGGCATATCACGAACATCTACTCCAACCTCATAGAACTTCCCACAACAATCACTTATCAGACGATGACCTCTAATAGCACTCCACACCTTGTAGGCTATGAATAATATTGCTATAGAACCAGTTGAAACTCCAGCCGAGGCTAAGTATGTCTCCATTATAATAGATGCCGAGGATTAATCCAGACAAACTCATAGAACAACTGGAAGGCCTACATACTATGTTGAAGATATGCTGGGAACTCTCCAAGAACCAAGAACTCACAGAACTATTAGACCAAGTTATAGAAAAGTTGGAGAGAATGCTTACTACTTTGGAGGCAACCTTTTCGGGGTAAGCGGGTGTAAGAGTTTCCGCCAAGTATTCCATAACTTCTATAGGGGCTACGGGGTTGGGGTTTCCGCTTACACCTCTTCTCTCTTTGGGGGTCTGGGAGGAAACATCAGAGATTTCGCTTACCCGCCCTTACCCCGCAACCCCGTATAGGATACATAAAGATTTCGTAGGTTTATTATATATATGGAGTGTAGTAAGTGTAAGGCTCAGACGGAGGTAGGTGATTATTGCGGTTCTCAGTGTAGTCATTGTAAGTTAGTGCTTTGTAGGAGATGCGATGACACATCTAATCTCTTACAATGGTGGGGTAATGAACCAACGGATAGGGATGGAACAGACTTGTATCTTTGTGATAAGTGTCTAACGAAGCATACCGGGACTAAGAAGCCAAGGAAGAAGAAGGCTCTACCCGTTGAGAACTCTGGCGTGTTGAGTGGAGAGAAGCCACTGGGGGTAGTTCTTATAGACGCAAACCCACCGCCCTAACTTCTTGAGGTCTCTTACATCATCCTTTGTCATACCTACATGAGTTTTTAGCAAGTATCCGAGGGCGTGGAATGAAGTCGCCATAGGATATACGATGATATGGGTTGCTTCGTTGAGGAGGAGACGGGTCTTCTTGTAGTTTGTAAGGTAGTGGGACAAGCACAACATAGTAGTCCGAGTATGGCGACCCATAGTGGCGAGGTCATCTATTAACTTGTGTATAACTTTCTCAGCATCGCCGGTGAATGTATCATAGTCGTCAAAGATGACAAGGCAGTTTTCAAACTCTTCCAAGGTAGGATAGTCATCAATGAGGGTCTTGATGTTGATACGCTTGAGGTCTTTGACTTGGTCTAAGGTTGCGTCCTCTTGGAGTTTGGAGATGAGATAGATTTCTCGGTCTGGAAACAGTTTCTTATAACATTCGGCTATGCCTTTTGCTATATAAGACTTACCAGAGCCGGACGCTCCAGCAATATAGAATACTTCACGCCTCTCTGGGTCTGGAGATGGAACTAACTGAAACTGACCGTCATCTGGTATGTCAATCTTGGTAGTCTTCGCAGAGTCGGCGATAATACGGTCGTAGAGTTGTCTCCCGAGAGTGCTTTCACCGATGAGTTGGTCGGATGCGAGACCCTTTGCGTGAGCCTCTTGTAGCCGGGCGATGAGTTTGGTTCTCTCTTGAGGCTTGAGGTCTCTGAGTTCGGTTGCGTAGTTGTTGGGATTGATTTCCAACTTGGGCTTTGAACCCTTGTGATTGTCCTCGTGGATATAGAGAACTCGTCCATCATACTCTCCACCCTTCACAATGGCGATAGGCTTAGCACCCTTGACCTTATCAAAGGATAGACTCGGCATTCTACTACTCCGGAGATTTTACAAAATGCTTGAAACACTTATTAAAATCGTATATGATACTACCTACTTTTTAGTGGTCTATCGGAGAGTATCCGCCTCTGAGTTCGGTGGCTTGTTTGAGATGATTGAAGAGTTGTTTCTCAATCTCTCTGAGGTTCTTGGTGGAGCGTAGTTGAAGGAGTAAGTCCTTTTTATCCTTGAGATGGATGTCATTGGCGTAGATACTTCTGAGTCGCTCGGCAAAGTCGTTGAAGGCTTGTCGGAGGTTGTGTTCTGGGAGGGTGTGGTCTTCCATAAGGTCTGCCAGAGTCTTAACATCTGAATATAGGGTATATAGTTTTCCAGTCTCTGAGTTTAGGATTGTGCTAAACTTCTTAAGGGCTGATTTATTATTCTTGAGTTTGGCTAATGAGAACTTTCGTTTGATGACTTTGAATGGATTGCCCTCTGCTTCGTAAGCCTTGATTGACTCCTTGAGGGATTTCTCTGGGTCAATGACATCCTTATTGAGTATCTCTGAGCCATTACGGAACTCGTAGATTATAGAGAACTCTGTATAACGCTTATCCACTAAGGCTATAACATCCAACTTGGTAATGGTAGGGGATGAGAAGGCTTCTTGGAGGGTGTAAGTGCGTCCATCTCTGAGGGTCTTAGAACCCTTGAGAACTTCTTCTGGAGTCCAACGAACTATATGAAACTTGAGTTCTTGCTTGGCTTTGAGTTTAGAGCCTTTGAGAAGGGTAAGGGCGTGTAAGGCTTCCCGGTCTGATATTATATTCGCCTTGCGTAGGCTTTCAACTTTTGTAGTCGGCTTCCGAACTCCAACAATCTTCCACTCTTCAATAATACCCGATTTAATATCCCCAATATAAACATTCTTTAGTGCTTTGAGGCTACGGATAATGTCTTTGAAGCCTTCTGCGAGTTCGTTGAGAGCCGACGCTTTCCCGCCTTTCACAGATACTGCTTCGTAGGCATCATAATCACC